TCATAAAAACACAGGCTGCTGGTTCAATTTTGCCAGGATCTGCATAAGCGTCTTGCTCTCCGCCTCTGTCAAGACTGACATCAGTTGGTTGACTCGCCGGTAGTATTCGGGCATCACTTCATCAAGTTTCGCCTGACCTTTTGTAGTAAGTTTGATCAGTGTTTGTCTGCGGTCCTCATGCGAGACCATTTTGGTGACTAATTTGTCACGTTGCAGACTATTTAGGAGTCCAGTCATAGTGGCGCGACTGACACCGGCTTTTCCTGCCAGCTTGGATGGGCTAGAACACCCATCATCTTCTCGCATCAATAGCACCAGTACCCACCATCGTCCTTGCAATAAAGCATGCGCCTCTAGGTAGCGGTCTAGGCCGTTTGAGAGATCTGTGCCAACACGCAAGAATGTTAGAAACTGCATGACCCTATCAATATCTACTTCGGGATACCGATCAGCAAATTTCTTAAGGATGTCCGCGTCTGGTAAATCTTTAAGCTCCAACATGTTTCCCACTATAGTTAGTTAGCTAACTAATTGCAAGATTTATTTAGTCTGGCCTTTCACCCTTCCAAAAATTCATGCCATGTGGATGATGGGACTCCCTAGATGAGTTTTTTAGTCCCAAATTGTGATGCAGACATCACAACGTTTCACAGTGTAGTAAATAGCAATATCAACACCTTAGGGCACACAGCGTGTGTCATGAGGTTTCATGGAATATCATCGTATTCCATGGATTGTTTATAGATTTTTCTATGTGTAACTAATTGATATTGCTAGAAAGGAAGCGCTATGACGAACAAAAAACATCCACAGACGCGCAACTCAGAGCACCAAATCCGGGTTCTAACCTGACTTTGCGGACACTTCAAATAAGCCCGATAATGGGCAAAGAGGAGATTTAGATATATTATGCGGCTCGCCTGGGATGTTCAAGAGGCGGCGTATAATTCAAGGGAAGGTCAAACCCGGCATCAAATGTGCTCAATTGGTTGGCAAAATCACAACCCAGATTTTCTTGGCAGAATTGAACTATCGTAAGATACTGAAGCTTCACATGATCAATTTGTTCTGAGATACACAATAAATAAATCGGTAGGCCGATGCATGGCGAAAGTAAAGTGAGTGAGCACTTCCGCTGAATTGTCTGCTATAGATAAGTGTTGGTACGCCCGGCAGGACTCGAACCTGCTACCCTCGGCTTAGAAGGCCGCCAAATATTCACGCAAAATTAGATAGTTAGCAAACAATCCACTTTCGCCAAGTGTGAAAAAAGAGAATTTTATCTATTTGTTTGATAAAGTTATTTTAAATCGTGGCGAAAGTATTTTTTTCGTCAAAATAAGGAGATTGGATATGCTTTCAAAGGAAACAGTTAATGAGTTGAGGGAGTTAGCGGATAACTCAAAAAACGAAGAAATGAAAAAGTTAATTGAGATCCTGTTAAAAGAATCGGAACAGCTATCTAGTGGGCTGAGGGGCTATTAATATAGCCTGGCAAGCGAGTAACTGATTGGTTACTCGCACCTTGCCTGATAATACCGAAGCTGGGCTGTCATAGTTACTATTTGCTCGACGAGGGTGTAATAATACCGTTCAGCGTCTTTAGTAAGTCTGGGGGCGGCTCTTTCGCCCATGCTGGTATCGGAGCTGGTTTCGGGCACGTTGTCGCTACCGGCTGGACAGGTTGCATTGATGAGCAGGCGCTTACGCCCAGCAGCAACATCATCACGAAGCTGATTAATTTCATTTTCTGCATCACGTAGTTTCCTGTATTGGATGGCTTCAGCAGTGGCCCATAGCTTTTCGTTAGCGTCGAGTTCGGCTTGTAATGATTGCTGTGTGTTTAGTGCTTCTTCAGATATGGATTTTAACTCGTTGCTGTGTGCTGTTTTTAGGTTTGATATTTCAGCATTTTTAATCAATCCGTTAATCCACCAACCCGTGCCGACACCAATGCTTAACCCAGAGAAAAACAAGCCAATCAAAATGTACGGCTTAAGGGGATTCATTGATACTGTCCTGCTAAACAGAGATTATCTCGGTTATCTTGTCTTCGGTTATATAAGCCTTGAATAAACTGACCACTTGCATATGACCAGTTTGGTTTGCCTGAGAATGTCGTTGCCAGTAAATCACACGCTTTCTTGTATTTACCTTGCCTTGCATATTTAGCTGACTGACTATTACACGCTTTAACATAGCCCACATTCCAAGCAAGACTTGATAGCCCATCAAAAACAGTTTGTGGTGGCAGAAAGCCAAGGCAATCAAGTAATTTTGTTTGTACCCTGCCAAGTGATACGCTCATAACGCGATCGCATTTTTCCTGTGACCAATACTCACCCACAATCACAGGCTCATCAGTCACGTACTTTGTTATTCCATGGCAGGTTGTAGGTAGTCCATTTGCTAGATTGTCAGCGTAAACAGTCATACCACCGCTACCACCTTCCCATTTGCTGAGAAAATCCATCAATGGCTGACTTGCTAGAACAAGCCCACCGATAACACCGGCTATGATTCGCTTTTTCATCCATTTCTCCAGGCAATAAAAAACCCGCCGAAGCGGGTCTTAATGAGCATTGTTTAATTTAGGTAATGTTGCCGCACGAAAAGGCAGAGATACGGGCTGTTGTACTAGGAAGCTGTATTATCCTCATGCCTGTTTTACCTGTTGTATAGGTAGCATCTGTAGTTGTGGCTGCTAAGTCACCATTCACATACATCTCCAATGTTGTGCCAATAGCTCTCATCTGTAATATGTTTGTGCCAGTTAAGCCAGTTAGATTCGCAGCAGAACCGAGAGGGGTTTCAGTTGCTCCATTAACACGAAATGCTTGCACAGATGCTGTTCCCGCGGTTGTGTTTATATCAAATTCCATCGCATAGAACTGGCTAACCTCATATCCTATGAGTGCAGGGTTAACCCTAGTTAATACATAAACTCGGGTGGATGCTCCAGTTGTTATTGCTGTTACGGTTGCATGGTGATCATCAGTAATAACCGCTTCGGCAAAGTTAGAGCGGCGGCTGATGTCACCACGGTTATAAACTTGATTTGAGTCTATCTCAAGAGCGATGCTGGATACTTCTTCAAGAGCAGACCATCCAGTGAGGTCTGCAACGTCTGCGAGATCGGGTGCAACAAAATCACCGACAAAGACTTCTGTTAAAGTAGGCCCTGACGCTTCTGATGTATTTGTGCCGCTTACCTCTGTATTGAACTCTGTTATGTTATAACCAGCACCGTCAATGAGAGCGATATAACCAGCAGCGTTCGCAGGTGCGTACAGATTGTTGCGGTCAATAACCCCATCAGCGTAAGCTGTTGAGTCAATTCGCATAGTGACACCGTCAAAATCAATCTGAGCGTCATTATCTACAACATCAAACTGCGTTTGACCGTCATCAGCTTTGATGAACTGCCTATCTGTGACTACATTGCCGTCAGCAGTAATATGAAATTCAGCACTGTCTGTTGCCGCTGCTGTAGCCAAAACTACAGTCGCCCAATTTGTGTACTCGTTGTGCAATCCAGCAGTATCTATATCACTGTTTCTGGCAAAACGAATAGTCCTTGCGTTACTGCCATAATACAGACAGTGCATAACATTTGAATAATTGTCAGCAAGCAACAGTCCTTCCGCGTACTCAACAGGGTATGAATATGTATTTGTGATAGAGCAGTCAACGCCCATTCGCATGTACTTGGATAGCTTATTGTTTGTAAAGGCTATGTTGTAATGCGTCAGATCTTCTATTTGAGACTTTAAATTACCATTAACAGCATAAGAAACACCCATACCTTTACCGAAGTTGTTTAGAGTAACGAGCAAGTTATCAAGGTAACCTGTTGGGTATAAATGATGATCTTTAGTGTCATCCTTGCAATCTGTTTCAAAATCACAGGCTACAACACCAAAATCACTATCTCTGTTTCTCACATCATGAACGACTTGGTATGAGTATAGCTCTGGCCCACCAGTAACCACATAAGCACCAGCAGGACAATCTCTTGTTGTAGCAGAATCCAAAACAAAAGTATCGCCAGACCAGCTTAGGTATGGGATTCTATGTCTAACTGTGTCGTCATCAGATAGTATTCGACCTGTAGCATCCAGATACCAAAGGTAGCCAGTAGCCGGAGTAGAAGGGTCTATTGTTGCTGATACTTGAAAGTTTATGGTTCCAGCTAAATTGCCTGCGCTTGTGTGCTCAAACCTATCAGATATTAATTGCTGAAATTTGCACTGGAGCATAGTCAATGTTCGCGTCCACTCCCCTGTGTCAGTTGTTAGCATGTCCACACTAGAGCCGGCGCTAACCGAGTTAATGAAATCAACCCGATGAACTAGGTTTCTGAATGTACCAGCCCCGCTAGATGACATAGACTGTGCTACGCATGCACTAGTCCTCTCTCCATCAATTATTAAGTTTCCAAAGAAATTAAATCCAGAAAGGCTACCTCCACCCCCAAAACCGTATGAAATTACACGACTAGGTGAATCATTAGTTATGACTGGTCTATTTTTATACCCGATCAGGTGATATCCGGTAGAGCTAAAATTAATCGCATAACTTCTTGTATAATTCCCTGATAGGTAATAAGTCTCACCACCAAGATTATCAAACGCTCCACCAGTGATTGTCTGCTTCGGCCCAGTAGAGCTGGTAACATTTGTATAATCAGCACCAAGCGCCTCGGCAAGTTGAATCTGGTTATCATTAACCTTGGTGAAACGATATAAACCAGCAGGGAAACCACCCTCTGTAGCGCCAGATAAATAAATAAAGTTGTAGTGATAAATCGGGCAGATATCAGCCGTTGCTGCATCGGTATCAACTGATGTGAAAGCCCCTGTTTGCTCTACGATTTGAGTTGAGTCGGTATAGGCTGCCGTTGTAAGGCTAACCCCCCAAGGGTCAAGGCCATCATTACCTGCGTCACCATCATCCTGATCGTAAAAGCGAATAGGTAACGTGCTTTCAGTGATGGGATTCAATTCTTTAGTCAGAGAAGCAAACCTTACTTGACCATCAATACCGCTTGGTGACATAACCTCAACCGTGACATTAAAGTCACCAGCCACAGGAATCATGGCATGCAGCGTGCCCTCAGAACTATCCGTTAAGAGGTTATGCGCTTCTTCTGTAACAGGATTAATAATGCCAAACCAGTCTGGAACCGGGTCACCGTTCCGATATGAAACCTTGATGCGAATATCAAAGTCTGTGAATTCGTTAACAGCTCTTGTACTCAGTTTTCTACTTGCTGCGCTTAGAATGTTGCCTGGAACAATCTTAACTACTAAATGCTTAGGAAGAATGTCTACAGTAGGCACAACCTCAAAGCCTGCAACCACAGAACCTAAGTTTTGTGCCTCAGTATTGGCTATACCGCGATAGTCTGCTGGTTGAGAGATTAGCGTGCCTTCACCCACCACACTTGAGCCGCCACGCATCCTCAAACTAATAATCGCAGCAAGCACCTTTTTATTCAGCATGCATTTTCTCCAGGCATAAAAAAACCGCCTTTAGGCGGTCTTGGTTTTGGTTGGTCATTGGATTTATGCTGCTGGAGCTTCCCACTCAGTAAATGTAATTGCAGCCTTACCAATGTCACATTTAATCCATGCTTTTTTAGTTGAAAGCTTTGGGAATTCTTCTGAGCGTTTTAATACTGTTCCCTTGATAGTTTCGCCGGGCTCTGTTGATGCTGTCTCTGCATAACGGCAGGTATCTCCGTCATTGCAAACTAGACCTTCAAGACCGTCAGCCGCGGATATTTCTACCCAACCATCAGCGGGTATTACTTCATATGTAATTGAGGTAGACATTCTTATCTCCATCTAATAGACGTAAAAAAACCGCTTTCGCGGTCTGTGTTTCGGGTAGTTGTTTCGGTTAGTATTGACGGACTATTTTTAGTGCATGGTTATAATCAGTGAGCCATGCTTTATGGCAGTGGTCTTTTTGAAAAAGCCAGAACAAGGTATCAACCATTTTCATTGCTCTATACCATCCTGCATCTGCGTCTAGCTTTCCTTGACGGAAGCATCTGGCACTTATGGACTCGTCAGGATTGCCGCCTAAAAGTAATCCGTTCGCGGCTTGGCTCACTAGAGTCAATGCATTGAAAAAGCGAACACTGGCAAAAGACCTAATCTTGCTAAGTATTGAGCGCATTGAATAAACCCTGAAGTTGTTGGTCTGACACATTAAACTCACTGCAATAGTCATCCATCATTGGATCGTCAATACCCAGATTTTGAGCAGCGTTCCATCTTTGTTCGCGCTTCTTGTCAGCTTCAATGAAAGCCATGAAAGCATCGAACTGGTTCGTATCGATGAAATAGTCGATGGCTTTTAACTTTGATAGCGTTGAATGATTATCTAATTTTTTTTTAAAAATCATCCATGCGGCGTTATTCTCATCAGCAATCTCAGGCGCTCTATCTGTTTGTGGATTTGCCCCTGAACCAATAATCTCACCGTTCAGTCTATGAACAAACATTAGCTTCTATCCTCAATCCAGCCCGTGACAATGACTTTTAGGTTCTGCCCATTTTCTGCAGTTCTTCTCGCATATATTTGTCTTGAGGATCCGATGTAAACATCTATTTCGGCAGCTGAACGGGTAGATTGTGATGACGCGCTAAGCGTATGCATGGTGGTTATATCTGGGTCGACATCTGATTGATTTACACTTGTTATAAGAACTGCTGTAGCCTGACCAGATGGAAGTGACTCATACGAAACAAGCAGCTTAGCTCTCACATTTGGAGGGCAGCTTAAGACACCAGATACAGGGTAAAGCGTTCTTGTTGTACTAGGATTTGTTGCTGAAATATCAGCAACTAGAGCAACTGGTGATATGGAAAGCATGCTTCCATTACCGATAACGCTAACGTTTATCAGGTTTCCATCTGCGTCAGTTGGTCTAATCGCTATGCATTTTATAATCGACCAACCGCTAGGAGGTGTTGCTCCATTCGTAGTCTCAGCATAGACATCTAGCGAACCGTCTGAATCTTTTCTAATGAAAAATATATATACAACCCCTGACGCTGGAAGGGTTCCAACCATGCCACCGTTACCTGTTCCTGCGGAAAATGTAGCGTCCAGTCGCTTTGTCATACCTGCTGCTAGGATATTTGAACCATACCTACCAGCACTAATATCAATGTCATGTTCTAAATCTGTAACATTATTTGTAACGACTAATCCGGACACAATCGGAGTTGATTGATCAGGTGTATTGTCAGCAATGATCTGCTTTAAAGCATCCAAAACATCTGATTCTTGCGCAGTATCTGGAACTCCGCTCGGTGTCACGCCACCTTCGGCTAAAATAGCATCACGACTACCTAAAAAGTCATTCATCCATGCCACTTCTAAAGGTGTACCATCCTCAGATGATGGCGTTGAGTCATTCCTGAAGCTGCCTGTTATATAATCTAAAGATGCAGCATCAGCATTGTCTGGATATGTTGTTTTGACATTTATTGTCATTATTCGCCCCTATATCTTCTTGCTCTGATATCTTCTTGCCCAGCTCTTACTGCATCAGCAGTTGGGGCAGCCCTATAAAAATCTGATTTTTCTGTGATACCTAAAAATTGAACGCCTTGCGGCCTTTGAATTAAGTCTGAATTAAAAAGTGCCCATCTTGTTAGTGGGTCGATATCACCAGAAAACTCAATACCGAATGTCATATCCTGATTATCGAAAACAGAGATGTATTCGATATTTGGAGCTATGATCATCATCTGTTTTAATATGCTTCGGATGGTTGCATCACCATTGTTTTTCGCTATTTTGGCTTTAATTGCAATGCGAAGTAGACCATCTGACATAGTAGAATCAGATGCAGCGGTTTTGGCTGATGCTCTTGAACCATCACCAGCCCTTGCTTGCGTTGATTCAACTGCGTCAGCCCTTACTTGATCAAGCGGAATGTTGGCAATAAACCCACGGTCAATAACGACGATTCTTGCAATGATGTCAAGCTGTTCACCTGCCGCCGTATCAATATCGTATGAATACCTAACCGCTTCAGCCGCAGCTTCTATATCACCGCCTAGTTTACGGGCAATATTCATCCAATCGACTAGCTTCGGCTTAGTCCGATACTGACTGTAAATCCTATCTGGCAGATTCATTAGGCAATCGTCACGGTGATGTTTGATTCAGTCCAACGGCTTAGCTCGTTATATGCAATCGCCTGATTGGTTGTTGCGCCATTAACTGTAAGCGCCGATACATAGGCGTTGCCGTAAGGCTCAATAACATGATTTATTGGTGTATAAAGACTGCTATAAGGCACTGACTCGCCTATTTCAAAACCTCTATTTCTAAACCCGCATGAGGGAGAAGTCATTGACCCGTTAGCAAACTCAAGAAAGGCTTCTTGTATTAGGTTTTCAATGTCTTCCGGTAATTCGTCATTGTCATCAGTCAGCTCAATTGCGATCACCATATCGACATAAGTTGGTCGATTGAAAAGAATTGGCTGTGTGTTTGTTAGATATTCTTCGTCCGTGACGATGACAGTTACATCATCACCAACATCAACTAATTGTGGTCCAGGGTTTTTCTTTAAATAAATAGCATAAGCGACATCATAATCATCACCACCATCTACGATGACGGCCATTGAATGTGCAGGTAAACCGTGTGGATTAAAAACCGGATCAACAGTTGCAGAACCAGTAAAGTTTTCGTAAACCCTAACGCGCCTTACACCTTCTACCGAGTAAAGCTCTCCATATGTTGAACCAACCTGATTTGATCCAGGTCTAGCCACTGAAGCTTTACGCTTTAGTCGTAGAGATGCGTCTCTTTCTTTTGTTGTGCCTGGTGTTGCTGGTGAAGGATTGGTAACGCTCACCACCCCTGACATGGTAGTAATTATTTTAGTCAACGTTCCAGCATCAGCTTGAGTCTGACCGATAACGGTACAGGTTGCTGTAGCGGTGGCCTGCCCTGAACCATCCAAGGTATAAGCCTGATCAATCACCCATCTTGAACCCGTTGTTTCTGATTCAATAATGGCACCGGACAAAACCGTTGCGCCTGGATTGCCACTGAATAACAGCTCAACGTCTGAAGGTGTACCCAGTGATCGAGTGGTGAATGTCAGTGCAGAGACAATATCTAACTCTTTACCACGCGCTTTGTTTGGGTCTTTCGAGTTGTAGGCTTGTTGCAGTGTTTCATCGAGTGCAGAGAACACCTCTGCATCATGAGCCATTTTTAAACCATCTGGCGTTGATGGATCGAGGTTCCAATCAGCATCAATATCTAAATAAAGTTGACGCTCTTCATCGTACCACTCGTTCTGAGTTTTTAACTTATAACCCTGAGCTGTCAACTGTGCCATTGTATAAAACCTCTGTTTCGCCGAATTTTGTTAGCACATAACTTGATACAGTTATGGTTCTTTTTTGCAGGTCATAATCAAGATTGAAAGATAGAAGCCTTACCACGCCAGGTGTTCGTGCAATCCTGTTTCTCAGTAGTGACTCGACATTATTCAAGTTTCCGAATTTGCCAAGTATCTGCTGAAACCATGGCGTGCCGTCTGTTACATCACGGAAATACTCACCCAAGAACAGCTTTAACCGTGTCACGCAGGTTTGTGCAATCTCTTCTCTTCCGGATATAAAAATATCGCCATACGTGACGATATCGCCGTTTTCATCTAATGCTCTTACCGTCATACTGGTGGCCCCGAGTTTCCTGCACCTGGATCAACGCCTGAGTGAACATGATCTTCACCACTGATAGAACCGCTACCCCACACAATGTTTTCAGGTGTAGTGATAAGGCCTTCAGGTGTGATCACAACATTATTAATAGTGACTGTTCCATCAGCCGCCATGCGTATATGTCCTAGACCGTTTTCAATCTCAATGCTGTCATCGTTTTTTAACCATGCGTACTGACTGCCTGATTTGTTTCTCAGCCTGATACCGTTATTCTGCAAATCAGCAAGCACATTGCCATCACTGCGAAACCCAGGAATAAAAAAGGCATCTTGTAAGTCATGCATACGCCCTATTGGGTTTTGTGCAATACCACCTGTGTTTTTCCAGCCATCGGTACAGCGCTGAGAGAACATGATCAGCCCTTCACAGCCTTTATTGATCTCGTATTCAATGCAGTAATCGCCGCCAGGGAAATGCACTGGCACATCAATAATTGGCTTTAGTGCAAACGAAGCACCATTTACGTCAACACGCTCAATACCTACTTGTATTTGTGCACGCTGCTTACTGCCTGAATCAATCAAAGAAATAACATACCCAGGTACGCAGGTATAAACGCCCTTCATTAATTCTCTAAAGGCGGACTCAATCATTCCAGATGAGCTATTCGTGTTAGGTGAATTACTCATCGTAGATATTTAAGCCCTTGTTTATAGCTGTCATTGACTCGCTCAACTGCTTCGCCGCGAGTAATCGTGTCATCATCGTTTTTATCAAGCCCGGCGTTTTGGGCGTATTCTCTCGCGTACTTGCCGACCTTTTGCCAAAGCACGTATGAATCAGCACGATTAATTCCAGCAGGCCACAACACAGCCATATAAGCATCACCTATATTTCTAATGCGGCTTGCATAGTCCTCATAGTAGCGTTCAACATAATCAAGCTGCTGTACCGCTGTCATTCTGGATAAGGCTGCTGTACTGGTGCCTAAATAGCGTGCTGTTGACGGAATGAACTGAATTAAACCTGTAGCACCTGACTTATTAAACGCCGATGGGTCAAACGAGTTACCCGTTTCAAACGCAATGACTGACATGATCCAGTCAGCATTCATACCAAGGTTATTAGCAATTTCTCGAACCTTAGCCCTAAATTCTTTTGATACTTTCGCGCCCCAAACTAATGAGCCAGTTGATTGCTGAGCATCAATGTTTGGTGCTGTCTGTGTTGCTGCCTGTCCCGGCCTAATAGCGTCAATCGTCAAGTCCCATGTATCACCATGACTATCACCTGAGTAAGACATAGCCAGCACGTTATAGAGTCCATTTGCCGACGAGTCACCAGATAAAGGTTGAATAAAGATATTGCCCGTATTAAAGGTACTGAACTCTGACTTAACGTTAATACGGCTGGTTGTACGAATATATGGGTTAATCCGCATATTCACATTGACACCAAGGCCATCAGGACCACGATTAACTTCAGGCATGCCAATCATGCCCGTGTACTGATTCACCTCAAATATCGGCGTGCTACGCGTTTTGCCTTTCCTGGTAATAACCAGCGTTCCGCGCTCATTGACCCATGTAAAATTAAACTGGTAACCGAGATCGTTTAATATCTTGGGTATATCACCATCAGCAATAAACCCACTGATAAATACCGGGTTGTCATTAAACTGCGTTTCGTCAAGCTCAAGGCGTCTAGGCCATGAGTTGGCCAGGTCTTTTAATACATCAACAACCTTTGTGCCTGCGCCGTATGATGCATTGGCAGAGCCTCTATCATTAGCTGGTGAACCTGACTTGCAAAGCATTCTTGTTGCTGTACTTGCGCCTTCCCTTTCTGGCAGTACGTTAGTGATGATTCCGCTAAAAATCTGGTCAACACTGTTTTCAAAACCAGCTCTTAGCGTGATGGTAGAATCTTTACTTATCACATTGCTTTTAGCTAAGTTATACAGCCTGATATCTGCAAATGACTGTGTGTTTTGAGGTGACACAATCACGTCAAAAACAATTCTTAACTGTCTATCGCTACCACCCTTTGCAAACTCAACACCGTCAATGTCAAGTTGCCACCGTCTTAAGTATTGAGCCATTACGGTGTCCAGATTAGAGCGTTGTCGATACCTAAATTATCTAGCGTGACCTCTTCACCGATAAATACGAGTGAACCAATACCAAGCTGATAGCCTTCGATAATATTGGCGTTCGGCTCAAGCATTGCACCGTAAACAAGCGGCGTGCCATCACGGTATAAATCAACTGTCCATGCAGGTAAATCTAGGTATGACACGTAGTTAATAACAAAATCGATGTAGTTGTTACCAAGCTGCATTGAAAACTGCTGATGCGCGTTTTCTGAGCCGGCCAGTAATGGAATGGTGATCATATATCCACCCCGCCATATTGCAGCACTTGTTCAATGGCTGTGGTTTGCGCTGCTGATGGATCAGAACCTACACGCTGACCACTTTTCACATCAGCCGCCGCCGCGCTTTTACATGGATCACCATCGGGAAGTTGCACTTGTGAAGGTTGCAGAATATCTGGCAATCTATCAAGCGTAATCAGTTCTTGCAGTTCAGCAATAAAGATTAAGCCGTTTTCATTCTGTGCATTGCTTGTCCGGCTAATTCTGGTAATCACCATGTTAGCCAGATTTGCATCGACGGTATCTACATCAAAAGGCAGGCCGACTACCATCAAATCAATGAGGAATTGCAGCGCACTTGACGCTCTTGTCTCATTGGAACCAGACAGGAATCCGATAGATAAACCAGCAATGGTCGCAATATACGGGTTGTTACTATCAATCTCTGTAGCTAGTCCGACAAAATCAGTCAGAATCGGCTTGATAGGGTTATTACTAACAGCACCTGTCAGGTAATACTTAATCGGGTTAATGATTCGGTGATCGTTAACCATCGCCCCAGACTCAACCGGATAGCGTGTCAGCTGAATACTCGCATCAATGGTGTCTTCTAAAACAGCATCAAACTCATACCCGGCAAGCTTAGGTGACTGCCGAAATAGTAAATTAATGACACTCATTTATCTGACCGTGGTTGATTGCATGTCGTCGATAGTGGCCTGCTCACGTCTTTCAATAACATTAGTTACTTTTGACTCAATCGCTCTACCATCTAACTCAAGGGTAATATCTAAATTGTTCTTAATTTCAGGTGGTGTGTATTTTGTCACTTCACCTGTCGATGTATCTCTAAACGTAAAATCAGGGGTGATGGTTTTTACATCATTACTATCTACAGCGCCTTGACGCATATCATCAACACCTAACCAGCCGCCAACACTTGATTTTGTGTCATCCCATGCATTACCTAGCGAACCATTTTTATATGACTCATAAAGCATCACACCCGGGTGCATTGAATAACCACTCATAATGGCTGACTTAGCGGCATTTGATGGATTTTCTATCGCGCTCTCGATAAAGCTTTTGTTGTCGTCAATAAAATTGCCGAAAGCATCTAATATTCCGTTAATGCCTGGTAACATGCTTGTTGCCAGAGAGTTTCCAATACCCTCAATTCTTAACTGAAGTTCTGCTATCTGTTTGTTATATTCTCGTGCTGACTCCGTGGCTTTTGTAAAATCACCTGTCAACTCTGCTACTCGTGCAATGTTTTGATCTAAAGCCTGTCTACCGCCCCTCAATGACTGCATGACCGCATCAGAAAAACCGAAAGACTCTTGCAAAATACGTTGCTGGTCTTTGTTTAGCTCAGGCGTTAACTCAGCCAGTATTTTGATAAATTCTTCACTATCTTTGGCTTGTGTTAATGCAGTGGTATCAATACCAGCTAAGGCGATATTTTGAAAATCACCAAAGTCACCTTTTACTCTGAAATTGGTTAAAGCTGTTTCAACACGTTTTAAGGCTTGCTCTGCTTCGCTGGCTTCACCGCCAAGCATGGTTAGCGCACCGCCATAGTCATGCACAAACTTGGTGGATGCATCCATGCCAGACGTTGATAGGTTAAGTTTATCTATTCTGCTTCCAGCGTTAACAGCAGCAAGACCAGCGCCGACCATAGCGCTCACCATTGCCGCGCCAGCAAATCCCGCCTTTGTTCTGAAGCTATCTAAGCCCTTATCAACTTTCTCAGAGCCTTTATCAAAGTCCTTTGTATCAAGGCCTACACCGACAAGGAAGTTTTTTATTGTATTCACTATTTATTCGCCACTGACGCTTTGTAATCGGCAATCATTTGATTCATTGTCTGATTAAACATTTCAACGTCCTCAAGTGAATAGGTGCCATTATTAAGCTCAGCCCATGTGCATAACGGTGGACAGATGCCGTGAATGCCTGTGCATGGGCGCATCAGGTGCCAGTTTATTGCTGACTTTCTTGCATTGCCTGAATTGCGGCGCTTTTTTCTTCTGCCCAGTAGGTAAAAAAACCTTCAAGGTTCCACTTCAATACTTTTGCACGTAGCCGGTTGTAGTCGGTGACCTTGCCGTCAAAGTCTTTGTAACCGATAAAGTCTTCACGCCCACTGATTGTGATACGAGACATTAAAAGCTCATCGAACTTTTGTTTAACCTGAAATGGCAATGACATCATCATTGGAAATAAAACTGATTCATCTGCATCAATATTGTTTTCACCGGCTGCAACAAGACGCTGAATTAATGCAGCCGTCAAAATGCTCAACACTTCATCTTGCTGTACAGCTGATGCACGCGCCACGTTGTAAGTGGTATTACCAACGGTGAATGATTCAACCACGGACATTATTCGCCACCTTTAATGCCAGTCCAAGCGTTTAGTTCGATCATGTATTCATCGTCAGATATTGTCTGACCGCCACGATTTACAGGGCCATCATTTACAATTACGCCTTCAGTGCCAATAACTTTTTCAAGTGTGCCGATAACTTGTCTTGTGTAAGTAATTGTCGCATTGCTATTAAATAACGATTGCATATAGGCTGAGTCTGGACTGCCAGGATTTAATGATAAAGTCACTGCTCGACCTGGGTTCACCCTATCAAGACGAACCGCACCGCCACCTTTGCCTCTGCGTAACGTTGCTTTTGGATCAATAGGAGCTTCGCTAATTGGCTGCTCAGACTCGCCCCAATCAGTAATTTCTCGACCATTTACCGTTACAACAATCTGTTCAACGCTGAAATTATTTATTGCCATATCAGTTTTCCTTAAAAGACGCTTAGGTCGATGATTGATTTATGGATGGCACCTGCTCGGAATATACGAACTCGAATAGGGGCTGATAGTCTGATATTTCTATCCTCATCAGATATAACTAATATATCTTCAGGCTTGGTTAGGATTTCATAACCTACAGTGTATTTCTCAATGCCATCATCGGGGTCTGTATAGATGCGCGGCCCCATGTATCCGTTAGTGATGAACTTCTGGCAATCATCTTCAACAGATGCAAGAATTACTGCCTGTCCTCGTGGCGTTTGTCTCAGTTTTGTTGGGACATTTGCAATGGTGTTGTATGTGCTTACCGTCAACGTATTAATAAACGCATCAAGGTTGACCACATCATCAATGTATTCGCCGTAGGTGCTGTGCGTGATGGTGTTTAACCAGCGGCCAACATCAGATGAGCCTTGCAGTTCAACTGTTGCATAAAATGTCGCTTTCTTCGTGTCGGCTTCCATTGCGGCAATTTCACTGCCTTTTAAGTCCTCAGAAGCAACGCCAGGTGACTTTTTAAACTCGCCGGTAATGGTTGTGTTTTCACCACTGTAATTGACGGCTGCAAAATGTTTAGCTAGCGCCGTTCCTGCGTAAGCATCAGTAGCATGAGCCGCTGTGTAAGCATGGCGATAACCCAGTGTGGTTAATTGTGTGGCAATATCGGTATCATCATTCTGATCACGAATTGCAGCTACTGCTGTTCCAGTTTGATTATCAACAAACATACTTGCATTTTCTTCACACCATGCAGCCGCCAATAACACCTCTGCCGCATCTGCGTATGTGTCAGCAGTGAAAAGCGTCCAATACCACCAGAATGAATCACGGGCCTTGTTAAGTGTTGCTGTTAATGTGGCATCGGCTGGATCGGTAACCCAGATATTAATTTGACGCATCTTAGGTGTGCCGCCTAGCCATTTAGCAGCGGCTTTATATGTGTCAGTGGTATCAGCGTAATCCGCTGCCACTTCAGTAATATCGAAATAGGTTTTGTATGTGTCTTTTGTTAGCGATCCAATCTCTGTCGAATCAGCAAACAATGTAGCTGATGCAAAATTGGCAAAGCCCAAACCAGCAGGGCTGATTCTCGCATTTACCTGAATGATTCTGTCTGCTGGATAAGCCATTTGTTAGCCTCTTATGTCTATATCAATTTCTTGGATGGTGTCGCCATCCTCGTTTTCCGCCACAATGGACGTTCCCAAAATGTTGTTAACGGTGTATTTCGTGCTGAGTTCTGCCCATAGATAGAGCTCAATACGCGCACGTTGCTCAAAGTTGCTTGATTGCAGCGCCGTTAAATTGAGAACGCCGCTTGTGTTTCTAATGGATAGTTTGTGTTTGAATAAATCCCATGTGACGGTTTCTATTTTTCCCATCTGCAATAAGCGTTCAGCACGCTCTAATGCTTCACCGCGAAAGAACTCAACGGCAACCGTGATCATGGCTTGTGGTCTTACATCTGATTCAACGAGATCGCCCGGTACATCTTTTCGATAGATGTTGGCCTGACCTCTTTCCTCAATGGCATAGCGTGGATTTACTGAGGCATATTCGCCTTGTGGCGCGTCTGCGTTCTGTGCATAAAGCATGCATTCAGGAACGCCCGTTAATGCCAATATATGGGGGCGTAAGATAGTGAATAACTCTTCATTGGTCATCGTATCTCACCACCACTATTTTTGCGTAATTGCGATTTTCCCTTACATCACGAGAGACAATCTTCCAGTCCTCATCAAGAAACTGCATATCCTTACCAAGCTTTAGCAGAGCAAGGTTTCCGTCATTGATATAGAGTTTTCTTGAATCCAATATCCGCTGACCACCCATTAACAGATTGCCAAGCTCTTTATCATTTAAAGGCTGAATATCTGCCGTATAGACTTCTGTTTCAGGTGTTCCCTCTTCCCAAATACCGTCAACATAACTGCCAGCGCTATAAATCAGCGTGACCTCACCAGACTCAAACACATCATCGATATGACCCGACATACTTAAGCTCATAACGATTCCTCTGGCTTTTTAGACGATACGATGTGCTTGATACTCGCCCTCATAGCGCCGGTATCAATTAGCGGATTAGAGCTGCCTTTACGCTTAATTGTGCTTGGCGCATTAGGCGGGCTTCTTAAATCCGTTATATATTCTTTAACATTACCGACAGCCAATAAACCAACTCGCTCGACAATCTGTTTGCTGGTTAATCCGTCTTTAATGCCTTTCTGAATGGTATGCAGGTACTCTTGATTACCTTTCGCAACGCCTAAATCAAGAAAGGGCCTTGCTGGCACTCTGTCGTTGCCAAAATGCTGAGTAGCGCCGAGCGTTGCCATAGTGAAGTTTTCACCCTCAACATTGCCTGCATCTTCATGAATACCAATCAAGGCATACTCACTACTAAACTTGTCTAACTCTTTTTTTAATGCGTCCCTGACTTGTTGCAGTCCGGTTATTTTTACGGTCACTAGACTGCTCTCGCACCCATGCCAGCACGACGACGAAGACGTAAAAACTGAACGCCGTAGTTGGTCAGTGAAAGCCAGTCATCTCCTGTTTCCTGCATTGCAGTTATCCGGTACTGAATAGATTCATCACCAACGGATTTTTGCGACACATTTAAACGGGCATTAGGGCTGATATTGCTTGTATCACTGGCATCTTGTGTCAGGTAGGTAACTGACAACCAGTGCGCAGCGTAGTAATACATGCCACGCCGCTTGAAGTTGTGCCCTTCATCTTCAAATCCACCCCAACCACTACCGCCTGTTTCCGAGTCAGCCTCATACAGTGCATTTTCTACAATGGCATCAGGCCACTTTGTATCATCTGCAAAGGCGGGCTGAACACCACGAAACGAGGCGATAATTGATGAGGTGATGTCCATTTGATTAGTCTTCAGATTCTTCTAACGCTTAACGCTTTTTCAAGTTCTTCTTTCAACTGCTTGATAGTCCAGCTTGATTTAGCTTCAATACCTAATGCTTCAATGTCTTCGATTAACTGTTCTTTTTCAGTTTTAGGTTTGTCTTCAGATTCTTCTTCCGTGACAACAACCAATTGACCTTGTTTGATTAATTCTTTCACAAAATCAAGCTTTGCCATTTTTGCTGTGATTTCAACGGCGGGATTGTCGCCAGGTAAAACTTTGACTGATTTTTCACCTTGACTGTTAATACCGATGATTCTTGCTGTATTGTTTTTAACGAGCATATCTTTCTCCAAAAAAATAGCCCCGAATTAACGGGGCTGAAGCTGATTAGATTAATGTGCGATATGCACCTGACAACGGATAACGGAACTCAACACCAGATACCTTGTATTCAGCAGGCACCATGATTTTCAGACCGTCTAACTGTGGAGCTAATGGACGCCACATCATAGGTATATGCATTACCAAGTTTTCTTGGTTGTACTCATACGCCATCATGCGATCTTTAGTCACAGTTGGATCGTATTTCACCAGTTCCTCTTGTGATAACTGAAGGCGTGGCACGATACGAAGTGGTTGACCTGTCATTTCCGTGTAGACGTTACGTTCACGAAGTAAAGCCAGAATGGTTTTATCTGGGTTTACATCGCTGACCGGAGTGGTAGCAAGCTTGCTCCAACGTTCTGACGGTAATACAAGTGTATTAGCCGCATGAATGTTTGAAGAATTGATCCAAACACTTTTTAAGAAGTCGTTAATGTCAGCCAGAATCTCAAGTGCGGTAGTGCCTGCATCATTCCAATCTAACGTTGAGTTATCCAGCGTTAAGTTAGGGTTATTGAATAAGCCAGTCATGCCGCGGCCTGAATCACCGAAATAAGCAACGCTCTGGATATGCTCTTCAGCACCACGGCGTGCACCGCGCGCCAATGTCACATCAAGCGGCATACGTGTCTGTACAGACTTTTGCAGCTCATCACGACTATAGCTGAATGCATTACCAGCGTAACCTACAGGAATAGATGATTTGTGCGCATTTGCAGCGACGTTAGGCAGATCATCAGCGTTAGCACCAATGAATTTACCCATGGTTGCAGCATCAATGCTGATGTAATCAACACTATCCACCCATTCAGGCATACTGGTATCAACTGGGATTAAATCCATATAGTTGATATTGAGGTATTTAGCCTCATAGAGGCGCTCTTCTAAATTGGCAAGCTGGCTGATGTAAAACGCTACACCATCATCCATCGTGCGAATATTTTCATCAAAGCTTAACACCGCGCCTTTAGCCAGACCCAATGCTGGCAAGTCACGATCAAGCGTAACGGTTTTGTGTCCCATGTTTAGCCTCCTACGACAATTGATAATGCAGCTAAACCGCCAGAAGCAGCACCGCTGATAAATTTCGCATTAGGCATTGCAATCGCTGTAGTAGCACCCGTGCCTGCTGCATTTGAAAAGTGACCGACTGTATCTAAGTCAGTACCGTTACCGATCACAACGTAAGCCGCTTGACCTGCTGTTACTGTTGCAATAACAGGGACGTAAATAGTGCCTACGGTTAATACGCTGCCATCACGTTTTGTTGGAACACCGTGAATGTCGCCATCCGCTACAGCGCGATTCATTTCACGACGAAGCACGCCGACAACATCAGCGATAACAGAACTATCGGTTAACAGTTCAAAACCTTCTTCACCATCACGAGCAACAGCCACGCCATAAGGCACGGTTGCGTCGGTAGTGTTGAGTTTTGATACAGTGTTGTTTCTTTGTGAATCAACCATCATGCCTGCAAGGGCTTTGTTATGGTTAATTGCATATCCGCCTTGTACAGCCATGATTAAGCCTCCTGTGCGCTTGGTTTGGACATACGCTCTTTGTAGTCTTCGTATGCGTCATTGGTTAATTGCTGGCCTCGTTCACCATCTTCAGCTAAGCGGCGATACTGCTCTTTTGCTTTGTTTTCAGGTGATTTTTCAGCCGATTCCAGCGCCATATCGAAAGAAGCCTGAATGTATTCAGGTGATTTATCTTTCCAGTCTGTTGCTGGACGTACTGCTTGCATTGCAGATCGCATAATTTCCACATCGTCTACTGAGTCAGTGGTGAATTGATCGCCTACAATTTTTAGAGCAGCGTCTTTTACTTTTGCAATCCGTTCGACGCGAGTTTTTAGCTCTTCGTCTGAGGATTTAACGTTAAGTGTTTTGATTTCTTCATCTTTGGCGTCGATTGTGGCCTTCAGGCGTTCAATCTCAGCTTTGGAGTCAGTAACCTCTTTGTTCAATCTGTCGAATGCATCAGTAACGAGCAGAGCCGTTGCCTCGTCCTCTACATCAACAGATCGACCAGAATCTAAAACGATTTTGTGTGTCATGGTCATTTCTCTTTGTTGGTGGTTGTCAAAAATACGGGCTTGCCGTCCTGCTCGTGCCATAGGCACTATTGCAACGTGATTAATCTTGATGTCACGCTGCACATACTGGTAAGTCTCTCCGTTTGGAGCGGTTCCTTCTTGTTCTACATAGTCTGCTGTGTAGCCTGCTGATAGCTCAGCATTACCGGCGTTAATGTCGTCGATGGCTGCTTGGTCTTTGATGACTAAGTCAGCTAATACGAAGTCACCATCACGACGACCAGCGCCACGGACAATGCCTTTTGATGTTTGGCTGTAGTTTTTGGCGTTAACTAATTCGCCAGGGTGACGAATGGTAATGTCTGCACCGTTATAGCTGTCGAGCGATTCAGCTTTGAATACTTCGTCTTCTGGGCGATAAACAGTCACGATCGCATTTGGATCGCCATCAAGCTGTAATTCCTTGCGTGTGTACTGTTGCGTGCCTGTTTTGGCTACACGCCCGGGTACTTTTAAAAAACCTTCATCGGTAAACTCTCGATGAGTCACCTTAAACGTGCTTTTGTCTTGAACGGTTATGCGTGTCATTAGCTGCTTTTCCTGTTCATATACTTCTCAACTGATTCTGTTGTTTTGGCTCGTGCTGTGCAGCGACACCCAAAATCAGAGCCAGGTTGTATCGTTTCGCCTTTATCGTTCTTTGGTAGGTCATCCCACCTGTAAACGCCTTTGCCGTACTTGGTTTTCTTGTCAGCAATTAAGCGGTGCTTATGCCTTACTCGCTCATCATCACTATCCAGCCATTGGAAATATTCAAAGCCAGCATCAACTTGACGCCGCTTATCTATCTCGCCGTTAACTTTGGCGGTTTGATCGCGGGCAATGAATCGGGCTCGACGCTGAGTTACGCCATAGTCATCAGATAACTGTTTGGCAATATCACGAGCTAGCACACCATTCCTCATGCCCGTTAAGACAGTGTTTGCAACGTTGTTTAAATATTGCTCTGGAATGGACTTGATTAAGTTGGCATTTTGCGTGGTGGCTGCGCTTAAGTAATTACTCATCTTTTCTGAATTACCAAAAGCGTTAATGCCAAACTTTGCCTTGTTCTTTTTATCAACTGACTTTACGGTTGAGCTGACAAACTCACCAGCTATCAGCTTTGATTTTTCGTCAAACTCTCTTGATGACCAGATAGCCTTTAGAATATTGAGAATGTTGCTTATTCTGTCGGGCCATGCTTCATCGGCTACATATTGATATTCAACCTGCTTAATAGCTGGTATCAATTCTTTATCAATCGACTTTTTAACCAGGTTTACAATCCGTTGAAGTTCAACGTTGTATTGAGTGCCTACTCGCAGCATTATTCATCTGCCGTAGTTTCAGGCTCATCCCGGTCAAACAAGTTAGCGTCTTCCAAACCCTCTAACTCTTCAATTTGATCATCATTAAACTGATAGGCTTCTGCTGATTGAAGTCTGCGCTGTACCTGTGATTTTTGAATGACGCCAGCATCTAGCAGTATAATGTCGGTTTCTGCTTCTGTTTTTGACGCTTCAGCTTCTTCTTTACGGTTTGGCTGATAAAGGCGATTCCATTCCCAGTTGAAATCTTTAGGCATGTTGCCAAGGGCAGAACGGACTAAAACCTGATCAAGCACATTTACAGGTGGAGCAAGCTGGCTAACCTGCCATGAGCGTACATCGTCGTAATAGGTTCTTAGTTCGCTATCACCTGACGAATTAAGGCCTGATGGTGACTTACCGAATAGCTTTGTCTCTGGGATGCGTGAAGCACCGCAAATCCAGCTCATCTGTGTTTCCATAACTGGAGCTACGCCAGACAGATTGAGCGTCAATCTTTCCAGCTTTTCTTCACCATCTAATAATGAAAGCTTAAACAGCGACTTCATCATGCTGTACAAGGTGTATCTATCAGTGATTGCAGATTCTTGGTCTGACGTTAAATCATCAGCCAAACCCTCTCGTGTAATCACATCAAGGTTAGCTTCTTGCATTAACTCAGAGATACCTTCATATGAGGCAACAGTCTGCTTTAAATCAGAAATACACTTACGTAATTCTGAATCTCCCCAACCCATTGTGACTTGACGCTGACGGCGTGGAAGCTTTGCCCCCATGAATTTAGCAAAATGTGTCCAGTGAATACGCTGGTTACCCTGATATACCGTGTAGTATTCAGGCATCAGATAATTCTTAGCTAATGGGTTCCAGTTGTTAATTGAAAGCGGCATTAGCTCATAACGGTCAAACACAATAAGACGTTCTAAATCGCCTTTTTTAACCTGGTTAACGTTTAGCGGTTTCTCTAAGTCCTGATTGGTGAGCATTAAGACAGCTGCACCACCGTATAAACGGCCCCAAGATAGCGCCTCGTTTACTGTTTGCTGTAAGTCGTGCCTATCTTCTTCAATGCGAATTTGTTCTGCGTCCTGACATTTAATAGCACGCCATTCACGCACCATGTCATCAGCAGGAATATCAACAATCTGACGCGCTAACCAGTTCGACTGATAAGCCGCTTCAAGCTGCATATAGTCGTTAAATGCATCAAGCGTGAACTTGCTATGGTAGTTTTTAGACGAAGCTGTCCCCAAGCCTGTCATAACGTTTTCTAATCCGTCACTGGCTGGTAGGTTTTGCTTTGTCATTTTGTCTCCGCGCTGTTAACGCATTTAAAGCATGTCGGCGATATTCGCACGCGCCACTAAGCTTCTACTGTTGGCGATAATGAAAGAATCAGCGATGTTGGGAGAATCAACTTCTCTTGCCCTTAACTGCTTCTTGCTTTCCACCATCTCTTTGCCTGAAGAGCTATACGTTTTCTCAACAACGGATAATTCTTCCTTTAACTTTTCAAGGAGTTTTTTATCTATCTCACTTGATATGCTGATCATTTGATCTGCTCTAAACTTTCTGCCCTTTGTCACGGCTAGATAAGTGTTTTTAAATCTGTCTGATACAGCTCGCCATGCCTGGGCTTTCAGGTTCTCAAAGTGATCTTTATTCTTAATCTTGCCAGCAGTGCTGTAATACTTTTCTGGCTTAGCCACTTTTGCTGCTGCATTAAATTTAAAGTGCTTGCGCCATTTAAGGTTATTGAAATGCGCACCAGTGCCAGCACCAACGCCGATGGAGTCATACCCTATCAGTGAGGCGTTTAATCGTTTAGCAGTGTTTACGACGCGCCCAGCAGACTTATCAAGCTCATCTTCACCAGCTTTCCACTCATCAACATGAACAGCAACATAACCATCCATTGTGGTGGTGGCATTCGCATCATCGCCATCATCGGCAACGTCGTAACCTACCGTTACACCGCCAAGCCATTCACCACTTAATGGTGTAATCTTTAAATGCGCATCAACTACAGCCTCAATCCATTTAAGCTTGATAATTGAGTTTTCGCTGCTGTCTTTTGGCACGCCCAAATAAACGTGCTGGTATTCTTCGTAGTCGTCTTCTTTTAACTGCTCAATCTCTTTTCTGCTCGTTTCAGATAAAAAAGGATTTTCATCGTAATTTATTAATCGAGAAACGCAGTCTTTAGGTGGGTCAACGACAAACCGCTTGTGAATGTAATCTGTTTTAAACCTAGGATTCCAAACAAGCCATATTTCAGACCCTTCCTTGCGGATAGTTGGCCTGAGGACTTTCATTTGCTCTTCAGTAAGCCCTTCGGCTTCCTCAATCCAAAGTATGTCAGCACCCTCGACTGACTTAATATCAGTGAGGTTTCGCTGTATTCCATAGAACATGAACTCAGAACCTGTAACCAGATTCTTTATTCTGTTGTTGGTGACGTAAAATCTATCTTGCAATCCAAACGCTGCAATTTTGTCTTTCAGTACCGTATAAACAGAATCATCAATCCTGTTCTGAAACTGCCTGACGCATAGAAATTTAACTTTGCAGTAATCAGCAATCCTTATTGCGTTGCCTGCTGCATCATGTGACTTACTTGAATCCCTGCCACCCCTTAATGCTTTGTATCTTGATTTAGTCGCCCAGAAATCTCTTAGAGCTGGGTTCATCAACATAGCGTTTATTCTTGCCTGTAGTAATCGTCTAAAGTTCTTGGCTGCTCATTATTAATCTGGGTGTTTTGCTGTACCTGTGTTGGCTTAGCATGTCGGTCGTTAATCTTGTTTGTAACGCTTATTCGATCGACACCCTCAACCAGCGCTTTAAAATCGGATCCGCTTTCGGAAACCTGAAGAAGCTCCCCCGCTTTCCGCATTGCGTTACTAGAAAACCTTTCAATATCTTTAATCAATGCAAGTTGACTGCTTACCTGGAAATCATGGTATTCAACCTGCTGTTGATTTAGTGTTGATTTTTCAGTCGCAACCCTTACTTCATCGGCGATTAGCTGTTGATTGACTCCCTTCTCCCATCCAAGTTTTTTTGCCTTCTTGGATATTGTGCTTCTATCAATATCAGTCTTGAATGAGATCTCTTGTAAGCTGGCCCCACCTTCAAACATAGCCTGAGCCATATCCCAGCTTTCTTGCGAGATAGCCATTTAGGCCACCAATGATTGCAATATAGCTTCTAGAGTTTTCTCTATATCTTGATCGTGATTAATATATTCAATTCGGATGCCGTTATCGTGGCAGTATTGGCGCTTTATTGAGTCTCTTCTTCTAGTTTTTATTAAAGCCTCTATGCCGCCAAAATAATCAACCGGTTCAAAGTGCTGAGCACCTTGATACTCAATAGCTATATTCATTTCTGGGATAAAGAAATCAATTCTTAGCGGGCCATCATCCCTCATTCCAGAAAACGTCTTCTCTCTTACAAAAGAAACGCCTCTATCATTAAGTAATGATTCGATAGCTTGCTCGCCTATACTTCCCTTTAGCTTTCCACCTGTTTCCATAATAATTGCCGTAGCAACCAACACAGCGACATATTCGACGATGGTTAAACCTTCCTGTTTCGCCTCTGTCTCAACAGTATTTTTAAACACTTGATCCAGCATCAATATGTCGATTGCGGTTTTTTGCTGGCTATACGTTAATGTTTTTAGTTTTGCGGGCCGGTCACTATCTAAAACGATTTTGATGGCGCTGATAATCTTTGTGTTTATCTCGCTTACACTGTACATCTTGGTGTAGCCCCTCACTGAGCTTGGTCACTGACCTTATAGGCTGGTTGGTGTTTCGTTGTTATCGTCTGATGAAAAAGGCTGAATATTTGCCTCATCGAGTTTGATTTGTGCTTTAACCCGCCTTTCTTCTAGACGGAAATGCTTTGCTTTGAAATACCAGTTGATTAATGCGTTAGTGATGTAACCAGCAAAAGCGAAGAATATACCCGCAACAATAGCGATAACGCCCCACTGCTCCGGAGTGAATAGACCTAACAAGACTAGGGCCCCACTTGCTGCGTTATTCGTTTTTTGTCCAGCAACGGCAATAACCTCTGCTGAATGCTGGGCAATCTCTATCCGCATTACTCTTCCTGTATAGCTCCCGTCAGTGTTCACATTGCCGACTGATTAAGGGTGTCGCGCAGAGAGGTGTGACGGGAAATCGGGCAATAAAAAAGCCCCGACCGAATTAACGATTGGGGCTTGATTGCTGAAACTTCATAGAGGGATAGGCTCTCTGTTTCGTAACTTTCCTATCCTGCTGTGCTGAGCTTTCGCTCACCTTACATGAACTATACCACCATCGTGACAAATGTCAGCATGAAAAGCGGCGGTTATATTGCGTCACATTAGCACCTTATCAGCGACCATATCCAGTATGGCTTTTACTTGTGCTCTGGCTCGATATTTTGACACCCGACCTAGTTTATCTTTTAGTTGTAGCCTTATCGCTATTTCTGAATAACTGCACTGTTTACGCCAGCACAAGCGGGCTAATTTCTGACGCTGCTTATCAAGTGACTCAATAACACCTTGGGTCAATATATCTTCTGGTGTCTTCTTCTCGTTAACAACACGCATACAGTCTATACCTAACACGCGTTCTTGCTCTGGTGATTGGTGCGGGTAACCTAAATCATCAGCCCCTTCCAGCGTGAAATATGCCCAGCGTTTCATTAAGCCGTCTGCTCTGCGCCGCTTTTCTTTCCTCGTATTCTCGTATGTGCTTTTCAACGACATTTAGAATCCTCTCCTCGCTGTCATATCTGCTGAATGTATCGATTAGGCACTCAGTTTCAATTTTGTGTATTCTTGGGCTTGTTGACCTAAGTACAATTATTTCGCCGTCAATGTAGAACACAAATGCCTCATACCCGTACTGGTTCTGCTTTCTGATATCTTTTATGAAGTCCCACTCCTCGATTGAGTCATCATCTAAGATCATCCACTCAGCCATGACTCACCTCCTCACAATTCAAATAAGCAATAATGGTGTCCTTTGCTGCTTCCCATCCGACACAGATAACAGCCATATAACCGTTGTCATTTAGCTTTGTTTGCCACCTGAGCTGATTTGCTGTGGCTTTACCTGCACTTGATTTGGCGTCTTTTGGTTTCTTCATCTCGATATATAGGCCATGAAAGCCGCCACGGGCTACAGGAAGGAATACATCTGGCACACCAGACTTGACGCCTTGAGCTTTTAACCTGGCTGCTGTTCTTTTGTTTCTATGCCCACCATTAGGTATGTGATGCATTAGCTCAAGCTCTGGGATGTTTGATATTGCAGCCCACTTAAACAGCGCTTCTTGATGTAGGTCTTCGCTCACCAGCCATTCCCCCGATAACGTTTAGCGTTTTGCTCTTGAACATATAGACAAGGCGCACAAATATCAGTCCCTCCGGTGGCCTGCTGTCTTGCTGCTGAAATAACGTCACCACATTCAACACATTCTTCTGATTGCTCTCGTTTAACTGTTTTAGCTGCTTGCAATGCCATATTAAGGTTGCGTTCTGCTACTTCGTTACCGATATCTGCCTCATCAGCCATGCTTTTTCCTTCTCTCAAACTCATTAACAACTATTTTCTTAACCCAATTCTGTAAATGCTCTGGTACTTCATCTAGTAGCTTTTGGCGTTCTTCTTTGGTTTTGCCTTCAAGTATTTTTGCAGCGTACTGTCTGGGCCATAGGTCACGGCTAACCAATTTTTATTAACCCCATCTTTAGCCATATATCCTGTGTCCTCTCGACACCCTGTCTATGTGCTAGCTCAAGCGTTTCTTTGTCGATGAGATACTTTGTTCTACCGTCTAAAGCGTCATGACAAGCAGAGCAGCAGAAAGCGCCGTGGATATCGTTTTTCTTCATACCTATACCGCCACCGCCAAGATGGGCTAATACTGTTGTTTCAGGATTGAAATTGCAGATGCCGATTAGACGAACCTGGCACTCTTGGCCTCTGGCTGACTTACGCATTGTGCTCATTTCTATATCCGTTATTTTTTCTAATTTGGAGTATGGTCATATATGAAATCCCGAATTTCGGAGCTATTTTTCTACTGCTTAATTTTGAAGCCAAAATCTCTTTAACTTGGGCGTCACTTAACCTTCTATTTTTATTTCCACTGCATGCCCTCATATGTTTTGGGTGTCTTTTCTTTTTAACCATATCCCTTGTGTTGTCAGATAGAGTGCCAAGCATTAGGTGGCTTACATTGCAGCAAGACGGGTTATCACATTTATGCATTACAATGTAGCCATCAACTGAATCGCCAGCTTCAAACTGATAAACAATGCGATGCGTTTTATAATTTTTCTTTGTTCCATCACCAAGATATACAGTCACATAACCGTAGCCACCGCCATCCCTTGCTCCAATCCATAGATGGCACCCAGTATCAGGATCAACAACCACTGACTCTTCACGCCTTTTCAGAAATTTCTTGTAAGCATCAGAGCTGCCACAGCGTATGCATGTAGTGCCTTTTGATTTGTTGGTTAGTTTGCTCACAACCAAATCCTCACAATCACCGAAAAAACCATAATCACGAATGACCATAGAGCAACATTTCCAATCGCTTCAGTATTAACGCCAAGGTGATTGCCGTATGCAGTCAAAATGAATGTAATGAAAAATACAAAAAGGGAAGTAAAGGCTATCTTCTGCACGATATCGCTCATGCCAACCCCCAAACAATCAACCAAAAAACAGCAAACATGAATAACTGGCCTATGATTAGTGCTTTGTATTGGTTCATGATGAAGCAAACCCCAGCCCACCAAGATACGGGCCACATAATCTACTTCCCTCCATACCTCTTAAAGTCATTGCGTTTAGCTTGAGCATGCTCTGCTGCATATTAGATAAGCATTCAGTCCTGTTTTTTTCGATGTCTTTATTCAGCCTTCTTAAAAACAGTTTTGCTTCCTCATCAGAGTCAACCCATGTAACAGCAGTGAATCTATCGTTCGACATTGAATTTTTGGCGATATGAATCTTTTCATCTACCTTTACACTTATGTATTTACTCATGATTTATTCTCCCGCTCATAAGCCCAGCCCAAGTCACCCGGGACTGGTAAACTTATTTGAAATTGATGTGTGCAATAACGGTCAATAAGCGTCATGAACTCATGCATATTTCTGACGTTTAACCATTCTGTTTTGATGGCATCAAGGAATGTGTTGATAGCCCATTTTCTTGTTTCGTCATCCGGTGCTTGTTCAAGCATTCTGTCTGCGTTGGTGAAGAACTCGTGATACTGTTCATCCTGTTCAAGCAAAATCGGACGAATGTATTTGCCTTTAAAATAACGATTCCAGCCTTCACGGCTTCTACCTTCAAAGCCTGCACGTTCTTTTTGTAATACACCCATCCACACCCACTTGAGACGAAGTTGAGCAGCACTGCGAGTCTCTTTTTTATTTTTTATGACCACGATTGCGTTTGGATCATCAATCTGAGAAATAAACGCTATGCAATTAGCTCTGGTTACTGGTGTTGATATGTGGAAGGTTTGGGGGTTCATGCTGCCCTCCCATTCATCACCCAAAAAGCTTCAGGCACTCGCTCATCTTGTTTTGGAAGCCATGCACGTTTACGCCCGACAATCAGATTGAATTGCTCAAGCAATTTCATATCTTTGAAGTAAAGATGGACCGTGCCTTTTTTGAACACTCGAGCATAAAAGAATTCACTCTCTACTCTTTCACCAAAGTCGACCGCCTCATCATTGAGTGCAGCTGATACTTTTTTGTAACCGGGCTTTTTATATTTCCTGCCATGCTCATCAACGGCGTCGACTTGGTCTTGAAGCCCTGCAATGTGAGCTAGTGCTTTGTCGATATCATCAAGTACACGCTCTTTTTCCCAGCGTATTTTCTTTGTGATCATGAAATGTATGTCACACATATTTGGGAGCACGACACGCTTGTTGACGAAGAAATAATCGTTGCTTTTCCAACCTTCGATATGGACCCTGTTTTCTTTGTGGTAACGAGTCATTAAGTCGAAGGCTTCCTCAATGCATTCTTCAATGATTGAGTCGTAGTCTTTGACTAGGTTTTTAAGGAACGTCTTGATGTTTTCAGTAGTGAACTCAAGATTGCTTACAATAGAAATTTGAGCCTCAAACTGCTCTCTGACTTTTTCCGTCATGTACTTATGGAAGTCGGCAAGACTGGTGACTGTTCGCCATGCCGATTCACGAAGTTGGTCCACAAAGTCATTAAGTGACTCTTTGACCATCTCGGTTTCATCTTCACCATTACCGTTGATTAGGCTTGCGTAATAAGCTGATTCTGCTGCTGAGATAACTGCTCGTCTTTTTGCGTCGACTGCACTGGTATATGCCAGGACCATGTTTTCAATACGGCTTTCAGGTAGCGCTAACTGGTTACCGTATTCTGCCGGCTCATCTTCTTTTTCTGCCTGCTTCATACCTTGGAAATAATCACTGTTTACGCTGTTACGCTTACTCAGCTTTATTAAAGCAACCTCAACACCCGTTTTACGCTCTGCGTCGACGAACTGGCCCTGTAGGTACTCAACCTCACCATGCTGCTCAACCAGGCTAACAAGTAACTTTCTTGATTCTGTATGAGGGTTTTTTAATGTTTCAGCATTAAGCAGTGCTATCACGTCACCGCTGTAAATAATTTCCCACGCTTTTAGTACATGCTTATCACCATTGCTAAACGGTGGGTTCATGATGATAGTGTCGTACTGCTTGGTGCTGGCGTAGGCTAAGAAGTCAGTATCAACAACACGAAAGCCTTCACCAACTAACAGGGACCGCAATTCAGGTTCTTTCTCGATACAGTCAATCTTGCCTTTACCGTAACGACTGAAACGAGATATTACTGCTTTAGCTAAATCACCCTTACCCGCTGATGGTTCAAGGATTCTCTTGCTGAACTCAGGTGTAATCATTGCCGCCATTCGTGTGGCTAAATGGGCTGGTGTAGGGTAGAAGTCTGGATTAAACAATTTTCACCGCCCACCACTGACGTTCACCCTTAACGCTTTTATCTGTGCCCTTGATAAGCCCTTTTTCTTCCATGCCAGACAAGCGTCTGGCTATCTGGTAACGGTCAAGTGCATATTCGCCGCTTTCTTCTTTTTCGATAGCGGCTAACTGTTTGCTTGTTCTGTTTGGGAATCTACGAAGCAAATCAAGAATTATGGCCTCGTGATTTTTAAGCACTTCTGAGTTAGCAAACTTATATCCTGCTGCGTGACTTGAAATTGGATCGTTTGTTTTGGCTAAAGGAGTGTGCATTAGGCTTCTCCTTTGATGTGTTTTTCTGCCCAGCGTGCGCCTTCTGCAAAACTTAATAAGGACATTAAATCCATAACATCGCCAACCTTTTCTTTCACAAAAGACTCAGCTGCATTATTGGTTGCTTCTGTAGTTATCTCTCTCGGCTTGATGTAGCCTTCTTTCGCTAAACGCTCAGCCAACAAGCCAGGAGGAACTAAATACATATCTGACATATTGCAAATGTCAGCAGTTAAAGATTCGATTGCCTTTTCCCGCCTAATCTCGGCTTCGGTTTTTAGGGGTTGAAACTCAATAATGTTTGATAGGTACACACACCGTTCATCACCTTGCTCATCTGTGAAAACCATCGATTGTTTACCAACATAAGACGGAGTGATTTTTTCGTTTCTCCTATCAAACCAAACAACAAAACATTCTTTGCCGATTTCCGGCACAAACTCCTGATTATCTCCTGTAACGTAGATGGTTTTGTCTTGGTTAGTTGTCATGGTTAAGCCCTCGCTATATGTACTGCTGTTTGTTATCAACGGTGTAAATCGCTTTCGATGCATCAGGTAGGTTTTCATCTGCTGCAACGTTGCTACGGTATGATTCCCACTCAAAGGCTATGAACTTACCTCCACCCTCACGCATACGGTCTAAGGCACGCTCACCGATGAATTGCTTGATATCTTTTGCGTTTAGATTTGAGATCAGGATTGTTGGCTTGAAGTAGTTGTACCGCTCGTTAATCACCTCAAAAAGCAGATGTTCTTCGCTTTCGCTGCCTTTCTGGACACCAATCTCATCGATGATTAACAGGTCAATGTTTCGCAATTCGTCGATTGCTTGCTGCTCAGTTTTGTCGCTGTCTTTTCTGTATGTCTCGCGAATACGTCTGAGCATTGCTGACACGGTGATGAATAGAACATTTCCGCCAGTGGTGACAAACTGATTAGCAACAGCACAAGCAAGATGAGTTTTGCCAGTGCCAGGCTTGCCAGCGAGAATCAGGCCTGCCCCGCTTTGCATTTTGTCGGTGATGGTATCTGCGTAACCTTTCGCCATACGCCACGCTTTTTTCTGCTCATCATTTGCAGCTCTGAAATTATCAAAACTTCTTGTGGTGTAGCGTGGTGGAATACCTGAACGCTTGAACTCGTGAGCAATCATTTTCTGGTTATGCTCTTGGCGGGCTAACCGCTCTTTTTCTCGCTGCCTTTCTTCGTATTCGTTCTGACACTTGGGGCAGTCAGTAACTATTTCCCTACCGCCAAACATCATCACGTTAGCCGTGTATGCGATTCTGTGCTTTTCACAGGTAACTTCTCGCTGTGTTGTATCAACCATGGGTGATAAATCCTTCTGTGCCTTCTGAGTAATCAGTGTTGTTGAAGTCGTTAGCTGGCTTTCTGTCTTGGCTTGGCCTGCGGCTTTGAGCAACCATCGTCACGTACTTCTCTCGCAGCTTTTTGCCGGACTGGATATTTGGGATCCAAAACGTGCCAGCAGAGTAAATCCAGTCGATGATGTTGATGAGCTGCTCTTCTGTTCGCCCATCAAGGCGAATAGCTCTCTCAATTTCAGTTATCCAACTTTCAGGTTTTACCGTGCTGGCTTCTGGAATTTCTTCTGTGAGTTTTTTGTGTAGGTGATTGGCAACGCGTCGAGCTGCGACTTCTGAGTCGCTCGACTTGTTTTTAGCCTTATCACTTATAGGACTTATGTTATTTATAGACTTATATGTCGGATTTAGATCCGAGTGTTTTTCGGATTTAGATCCGAGTTTTCTCGGATTTAGATCCGAGTTTTCGTCATTATTCGGATCTAAATCCGACATAGTGTTTTCTTCTAATCCGGATCTAGATCCGACATAGTAGGTTTTGCCTTTTTGGGTAAGTCGAACACAATCCTTTTTACCCACTTTTATATAGTCAATAAGTCCTAATTCAGATAGCTTTTTAAGGTTGCGATAAATTGTGTCTGGCTTTAGATCAGCAAGTGGTAATTGCTCACTAATACGCTGTCGTGAAACCCAGTAATAAACCTCACCATCAACAACTTCAGGTGCTGCCCAAGTCGATGCACCTGTAAGCATGTCGAAAATATGGCCTTGCGTTAGGTTTTTAATACCTAACTGCAATGCTTGACGCTGGTTAATGTGGATTGAATGTTTCACTAACTAAACAGCCTCTACTTCTTTTCTTTCCCGAACGGACGCAGAAGAAAGTCGATTAGACACCACACCGCAAAGAACAAGCCTTTGATGCCATTGATGAACCATTTCCCCGCCATTTTCAGGCTGTGCGATCTCATTATTTCTTCTCTCCATTCGTGTCGTCTTTGACGCTCGTACTGTTTTAGCCATCAGGTAATCTGAATGAGAACCTGACAGGATGATCAACCCACACGTGATAAGTGTTTTTTTGTCGATTTCGCTCAGCTTGATAACGCCACGAGCCACAAGGATAGAAATACCCTCAAGCGTGTTTCTGGCGTTTAACTCTTTACGGAAAACTGAGGCGTATGACTTGACCGTTTCGGTATCTACATCAAGCTCTCTGGCTGCTTCTTTGTAACTATCGCCAGAGGCAAGGCGTTTGACCGCTTCTTGAACTCTGGGAGAGAACATATTCTGTATAAATTCGACGTGTAGTCTCATATATCCCCCATTTGGGTAATTTTCTGGCCCCGCCCTTTCCGTTAACCTGTAACCATGAAAGAACTGAGCCCTATAAATTTGAGCAGCAAACAAAAACACCCACGAGTAGTGGGTGCGGGTTATGCTGATGGCGCGTCAAAAATGTCCGGACGCAGAACGTGTTTAGGTATGTTCAGCGCAGCAGATATTTTTATTGCTGTATCTGGATCCATGCGCTTTGACTTGCCGCTGAATAATTTGCTGATACAGGCCTGTGTCACTCCAGACATATCAGCGAGTGCTGTTTGCGTTCCAGCCAGTCGAATCGCTAGATCAATTGGTCGTTCATTTTTATTCATGAGTCGAGTTTATAACTTTGGTTATATCGAGTCAATAACTTTTGTTATTTTACAATCAATAACTACAGTTATATGCTCAGCAAGATGGAAACCATGAAAGAGCGTATAGCACAGAGGATGTCTGATTTAGGGCTGATAAAGCAGTCCGTTTTCAAGGCATTGGAAAGGTACTTAAAAGAAAACGGATTTGACCCGGTAAGCCAACCTGCACTTAGCAAAGTAATGACAGGAAGGACTAAAAACCCATGGTTTCTTCCTCATCTTGCGAGAGTTCTTGAATGTGATCCTGATTGGCTCCGCTATGGAATGAAACAAGCCACTAGAACCGTGAACACCACAGGGGTTGGTGATTACATAACTATCCATCAATATACGGATGTGAGGGGAGCCATGGGTAAAGGTGCAGCTTTACTTGATGAAGTCGGAGAAGTTATCGACTGGCGCGTATCAAAACTATGGGCATCTAATCTCCCATCAAATACGGGGATAGGAAATCTTAGGATAGTCACTGGCCTAGGCCCATCAATGAAAGGCATGTTTAATTCTGGCGATCCATTGATTGTTGATGTTGGTATAAAGTCTCTCGATTATGATGCAGTGTACTTTTTTAGAGTTGGTGAAGAGGGATTTATAAAGCTACTTCAGAAGGTGCCTGGTGAAGGCGTCAGAGTTTTATCAAAAAATGAGGATTTCCCGCCATGGTATATTCGCAGCGATATGGACTTCGAGATTTTTGGTCGCGTATTGAAGGTCTGGGAAGGTAAGGATTTGTAAATAAACAGCAATGATAATAAGGTAAGGTGATGCGTTCTATATTAGTAATATTATCTATTTCATTAATCGCCTCTTGCGTATCACGCCATGAAAGCAAAGATTCAATAAATTATTTCATGAGCCAAGGAATGAGTGTGAGTGATGCTACAGCAGCTTACAAAGCAATGCATCGCACAGAGCTATTGGTTTACCCAGCGACAGCTTCATGGCGTGAAGACTCGGTTTTTATCAATCAGTCTGATCTCTATTACGCTGTTCGAGACATGGTTCAGTGCCCACAGCCGCCACCGGAAAAGGACTCTCTTCTTAAGTCTATTATTGCGCCTTCACGCAAGGCGATTACGTTTACACCTTCTCTTAGAAAAGAAGTTTCAATACAAACCGATGGCGTTCACGTTGTGGTAAATAGAGCGAACTGCTCTGTGGATGTATCTGAGGTAAAAGATTATATTGATAATCAGATTCGTGAAAACCGAGTTAAAGCTGAAAAGCGTTTTGCAGATGAGAAAAAGAGAAAGGAAACAGATCCCGAAGGGCCATTCACAATCGGGTGTGAAGACTATAAACGAAGCTTTAGAGGTGAAAATATCTTAACTGTCAATGAGGCTATCAAGTCTTACGAGAAAATAAACAGAAAGCACGTTATAAACCTATACAATCTTGGTTTTAATGCAGCGAAATATTCGGTCGTAAATGCAGACTGCAATTATTTGTATCAATTACATTTCAATGGAACAATTCACAGGCATTACTATTAGATAATAATTACTATATTAAGCAACAATTAACCCCGCTTTGTCGGGGTTTTTTATTGCCTTTTGAAAATTAATATAACTTTGGTTATTGACTTATTATAACTTTGGTTATAGACTACTCCCAACAGCTACCGAAACGCAGGCAATGACGAGTGTGAGCCGATGCACCCTGCTTAACGTGAGACTCAACGGTTTCGGACAACAGGCTTAAACCAGATAGGTGATGCCGGTTAGGGCTGAAATTAACGGGGAATAGAGATATGAACTTACACAAAGTTGGCAGTTGCACTATCGAAGTGAAAAGCAAGGTTAATAAGTGGTTAGAGCGCGGTTACAGCATCTTCATTATTAACTTCGTTGCCATTCTGTTTCTTTACGCATTGTTTGGGGGTTAATCATGGCTATTTACATAAGCACAGCATTTCCACATGAGTGGGCTGAACGTGAGCGTAGAGAAGAGTCAGCCAAGGAGATTGCGTATCACCTTCTGCGTGGCTCTCAAATCATTATCGATGACGGCACACGCTCTAAGACTCACTTCGATATTAAAAACATCAGTGAAATGCTCTGGGATAAAGACCCCAATTCAATGGACACCCAAATACAAATGATTGGCCTTGGAAGTAGCGATATCACCGCACTTAGAGTTCGAATTGCAGAGTGTGCTGACAAGGTAGCGAATGACGCTCTCGACATGATTATAGACCTTGCAGAGCTTGGTTATGACGTTGAAGAAAACACGCTTAAGACAGTTAAAGGCGTCAACATTTTTATAGGTGATGACTTGCCTGAAATGCTTAAAAGGCAAGCGTCATGAGTGCTGCTGAGCTTTATGTGATTGAGGTGGGGTTATGAATAACGGTGATATGCCAGCAATGCCTTTTGAGGGTGGTCAAAATAGTGGGATGCAGCCACATACAGGCTTAACAAAGCGCGAAGAGCTTGCAGCAAGAAATATGGCGGCTCTTTTATCTGCATGGCCTGGCGCAGAAAGCCTGGGTTATTCAGGGGTGAGTGATAGCCAGCTTGCTAAGCAAGCAATAGATACTGCTTACACCCTACTCTCTGAACTAGAAAAACCAAAACAATTAACCGAGCTAGAGAAAGAACTGATTGAGTCTTTGGAAAGATGCTTAAGTGAAATGCAAGGTGGTGACTATTGCGAAGTAGGTGATTCCTCTGTTGAGCAAGCCGAAAAAGCCATTGCAAAAGCCAGAGGCAAGCAATGAACACCTCAACCCTAGAAAGCCTGCAGTCATTAATTGACACCAATATCGGGTTAGCTTTTGCCTTCACTCTCTTAATCGGTGCAGCAATTATGGATCAAAAACAATACGACGATTTTAACGAACAACTAGGCGGTGAAAATTCTAAAAGTGCTTTGGCATTTGCTGAGATTTTTGGGGCTCAAGATAAAAAGGATGATGAAGATGAATCAGTTAACGACAACTCAAAATAACGGGTTCAACGTTGCACCTAGAGATATGGGTCAGGCCATGCAGTTGGCAACAATGATTGCTAATTCACAGCTTGCACCAGCTCAATTTAAGGGTAAGCCAGAAGACACATTGATTGCCATGATGATGGGTAATGAGATTGGCTTAAACCCTATGCAAGCAATTCAGAATATTGCTGTTATTAATGGACGCCCTGCCATCTGGGGTGACGCGATGCTGGCCCTTGTCCAAAACCACCCTTCTTTCGGTGGTATTGAAGAAACATTCGATGAGGCCAGCATGACAGCTAAATGTGTTGTATGGCGTAAAGGTGGAACAAAGCATACACAGCACTTTAGCCAAGCTGATGCTCAAACGGCTGGATTATGGGGTAAGAACACGTGGAAACAATACCCTAAACGCATGCTGGCTATGCGTGCAAGAGGCTTTGCCCTGCGTAACCAGTTCGCTGATGCCCTGCTCGGTTTAATAACAGCAGAAGAAGCACAGGACATGCCTGTAAATGCATCAACCGGTACTGGTGCAGAAAGCAATGATCGTTCACTAATTACAAAAGAACAGGTCGAAGCAATCAATAAGCTCGCAGCAGAAACAAATGCAAATATGGGTAAATTCTGCGAGTTCTTCGCCATAGGCGCTATCGAAGGTTTACCAGCTGATAAATACGATCAAGCTGTTTCCATGCTCAAAGCAAAAGCACACAAGGCTGATGCAGCATGATTATCCATAACGTAGAGCAAAACAGCCAAGAATGGCTAGATGCTAGACGTGGAATCGTGACGGCATCAGCTATCTCTGACGTGCTTTCAAAAGGCAGAGGCAGCGCACCAAGTAAAACGCGTTATGCCTACATGATGAAGCTGCTCGCTGAGCGCGTCGCTATTGACCAGATAAACGAGTTTCAAGGCAACCGCTATACAGAGCGAGGACACATTCTTGAGCCAGAGGCTAGAGCCTTGTATGCGTTCATAAATGACTGTGAGCCTCAAGAGGTTGGATTCATTACCAACGATGAAAAAACGGCCGGAGCAAGCCCTGACTCGCTGATTAATGATGATGGCTGCATGGAGATTAAATCAAAAATGCCAGCGATTCATTTGCCCGTCTTGTTTAGCCAGGAAGTACCAAAAGAACACGAGCCACAAATACAAACACAGTTATGGATTGCAGAACGTGAATGGTGCGACTTCGTTTCTTACTGCCCTAACTTGCCTTTAGTGCAAGTCAGAGTTTATCGGGATGAAGCGAGAATAAAAGAAATAGCAAAAGCCGTGGATGATTTCAACAACGAACTTAACGACTTGGAACAAAAGATTAGGAGCATGTAATGAGATACACAGAAGAGAAAGTACTTTACTTTGCATCACGCGATGAAGGGTTGCACGTTGATATAGCTGAAGATGCAAACACCTATTTATCAAGAATGGTTTATAGATTCAAGAATGAAGGACTGCTTGAACGTGTTGCTGAGGATGATAGTGGAAGTTACTACACAACAACCATCAAAGGCGAAATAAAGTTGTTAGAGCTGCAAATTAAGTGGAGAAAGGCAAACGGTAAAGACACTGGTAGCCATGAGTCACGCCTGAAACAGTTGAAGGTGGCGGCATGAGCGTCAACAAAGTCATTCTTGTAGGTCGCTTAGGTGCAGATCCAGAAAGCCGAGCATTCCCTAACGGCGGCTCAATCTGCAACCTGCGCATCGCCACAAGCGAGAGCTGGAAAGACCGCCAAACCGGAGAGCGCCAAGAACGCACAGAATGGCACCGCGTAGTTTTACGCAACAAACTCGGCGAAATTGCCCAGCAATACCTGCGTAAAGGCTCACAAGTCTATATCGAAGGCAGAATCCAAACCCGTAAATGGCAAAACCAACAAGGCCAAGACCAATACACCACCGAAATAGTGGGTAATGAAATGACGATGTTGGACGGTCGTGGTGATTCAGGTCAGTCGCAAGCAGCAGGTCAATCAGCGACAAGCCAACCACAACCAGCAGCGAGCAATGCGGGGCCGGATTATGGAGGTGGTGATGACTATTACGATGATCGGGACATACCCTTCTAGGAGATAACCATGAAGCACTGCAATGTATGCGACACCACTAAACAAGATGATGATTTTCACAAGAGAGCTGCATCAGTTGATGGATTAGCAGCGCGGTGCAAATCATGCCAGAGAGAATATGACAAAGCTAGAGCTAATAAGCCGAACAGAATCATGGCGAGACGTGAATACGCAAGGACTGAAGTTGGAAGGAGGGCGTCAAATAAAGCAAAGGTTTCATACATTCAAAGAAACCCAACTAAGCGACAAGCACACAATCAAGTAGCAAATGCTCTTCGTGACGGAATACTAGAAAAACAACCGTGTGAAGAATGTGGAGAAAAAGAAGTACACGCACACCACGATGATTATGCAAAACCATTAGACGTTAGATGGCTTTGTAACAAGCATCACAATGAATGGCACCGAATACACGGTGAAGCAGCAAACGGATAACAACCAAGCCCCGAAAGGGGCTAAAAGGTGCCACAAGGTGAAACTTAATAAGAGGATTTGATGATGTCTGACGTTATTTGCCCATATTGCGGAACAGAGCAAGAAATTATCCATGATGATGGCCAAGGTTATGAAGAGAACATCGACCATGAACAGCAGTGCGATTGCGGCAAGACTTTTAAGTTTCAAACAAGCATTAGTTTTAACTATGAAGTTTTTTGCAATGAAGGTGATCACGAAATGGAAGCAGCCGGAGATAAATGGCCAGGATTATACAGCTGCAATAAATGTGATTTTTTCGAGAAAAGATAGCAGGCATCAATGAGCAGCCTCAGTAAATTTTTTTAATTTATTTAAATAGTCAAAAAATGATTAGTAATTGTAGAGGGCTGAGGTTGTTCATTAATGCGAAGGGCAGGTAAGTAAAACTGCCATGTGTTTGAGTGGTGGCTTGTAAGGCTTGGAGTCTCTGATTGGCGTCGATAAGCAGAGTCATCACTCAAATGCAAATAGCAGACTTAATGGGGAATGGATATGGATATAGGAAGCGACAACAAATACCCAGCAAACAAATTATCAAACTTCACTAGAAGAGAATTTGTGTTTGATGGTGTGAATATAAGCTCTATGGAGGGGTTCCTTCAATCCCTTAAGTTTGAGAACCAAAATGCACAGGAAATAACTTGCGGGTTGATTGGAAAGGAAGCAAAGAGAAAAGGCAGATCACGCAATAAGCGATGGAAGTCTATGCAGCGCTTGTGGTGGAAAGGTGTTGAGTATAAACGCTCATCAAAACAGTACCAGGATTTGTTGGACAGAGTTTATCTAGCGATGTTTGAGCAAAACGAAGACTTCAGAAAATGCTTAGAAGCTGCTGGAACAGCAAGATTTACACACAGTATTGGAAATTCAAACCGGAAAGAAACTGTTCTTACTGAATCAGAGTTTTGCAATCGCCTGACTATGTTGAGAGATAGCAGACTTAATAACGGAGAAATGGGATGACTCAAGATGAATTTGTAGAAGTTGAGTGGACAGCTGGAATGTTAGCGACTTATCAAGAACACGAATACAGCATCGTATCTGTTCATTTTCGCGAGAGGCTAATCGCTTTTGATTTTTACGGTGACGGTGATCTGACTTGGGTTAGATGTGAAAACGTGAGCAATATCAAATGCAAATAGGCCGCTGCACAAGCTGTGTACTACTTAACAATGGCTGTGAGCATCCAAAGCACGCCGACAAGTACCCGAATGAAGGTTGTAGAGAGTGGACTGACGGCGAAGTGATTGAGATTGATGAAAAAGACATTATCAGAGTTGAGGATTATGAGTGATGACTAAGCAAGGCTTTATTAAATCAATAACAAATTTGGACGACATGCTTCTGTTTGCTTTTTTATGTGGGTTGTTTTTATCCATATCTGTTAGCGCCCTATCGATGGATAGGCCATTTGTAATGATTGTAGGAATAACTGGCTTTCTTATATATCTGATTCTTTTGCTGACTGCTAGAAAACAGATACGCATAGCAGCCATGCAAGCTATTGAAGAAGAACGCTAGAAAAGGCTGCCTTATGCTAACCCTTAACCGCAAAACAGAAACAAGCCTAGTGATAGGTGACGATGTGAAGATAACCATCAGACAAGTACACGTCAGAACCCAAGAAGTGACTTTTGAGGTTGATGTACCGAAAGATATTGAAGTGGCACTTTCCAAAATGGAAAAGACCACAAAGATGAGGAAGGTTAGATGAAGCTTGAAATAACACTGGAAATACTGGAAGAAATGACCGACTGCATCGTAGATAACGGCATGGATAGAGACGAAGCATTTTAGTACGCAAAATCAATGCTTATTGAGTGCAACACTGAAAATTTTATTGATTCTGATGCTTTACTAATTGAGGCAAACCAATGACCAACCTAACACCAGAAATAATCGAAACGGCAACGGATGAGCAGCTTAGTGAATGGGTTGCTTCGTATTGTTTAATGATTACAAACAACAAGCCGAAACGATTGAGCGGTTGAATGGAGTGATGAACAAAGTCCGAGGTGACTTACTTGAACGAGCTGATATAGGTAATGACGGCACACGAGCAGTAAATCTAAGTCACTCAGTGTGGTTAGAGTTTTGCGACGCAATTGATAAAACAAACTAGAGGCAGGGGAGTTATGAGTGATTTATTTTTTGTCAACGCCGGAAAATATGAAGACCTAGAGCGAAATTACAAAGTGTCGCTTCATTTCAACACATTTGAAGAGGCTTTAAAAGTCTATGACGAATGCAGTGATTATCCATGGGTAGAGATGAAATACAAAAACCGAATTATTGAGGTGAGATATGAGTGAAGAATACGATATGTCGATACACACAAACCCAGACGCAAAAGCTTGGTCTGAATTTTACAAGAAGACTTTCCCAGAAGCTGATGAGGAATTAATGCTTGGTTGGTTTGCTAATGCAATGATGGCTATGTATGACCATTTACATAACAAAAAAATTGAGCCATTACACGAGCAGCAGCACCGTCTCATCGCCAAACTCGGCCTAATCTCACTCGCTGCTGATGAAGGTAATATGGCAAAAGTTAAAGAGCTTATACCGCCATCTTGTACTGATGTGGTTAGGGAGATTCAGGCTGAGGCTATTAATGATTTCTGCCAGTGGTGTTCTGATCGCGGTTATTTGCATCGAGAAATAACAAATGAATTTAAAGACGAATATGTCAAAAAACTACGCAACCCAGGACAAGAGAAGGTGTGATTATGGCATTAATCATTCAAAACGAAATAGCAAGCGAATTTCTAACTGACAAGGAAGTGATTGAGCTTACCGGCTTTGAGCAGCGTGGAAAGCAAATTGACTGGCTGATTACTGGTCGTTGGAGCTTCAGTGTGTCCGGTAAGAATGAAATTAAAATAAGCAGATGGTACGCACGCATCAAAATGTCAGGTATAAATATCAATAACGATATTCGTATCAGCGGTGACAGCCAAATGCCTAACTTTAACAAAGCATCATGACCCCTAAACCTAAAACAAAGCATCCAGAGTTACCGCCTCGCATGGTCAAGCGTGAATGGAAGACGCGTAAAGGTGTTAGCGTAGCTTATTACTACGAGCATCCACGTGATGAGAATGGAAAGCGCGTGCCTGAGCCGTTAGGTACTGACTTTGCCAAAGCTAAACAAAGATGGGGCGAGATTGAGGGCGTCAAGATAGAAAAGTATTCCGGTGATACGTTGGGTGCTATTTATCTCAAGTACATGAAATGGGCGGAAAACAGAACACTTTCAGGGTTATCGCCACGCACGATTAAGGACCGCAAAAACTATTGGACGCATTTAGAGCCTGTCTTTGCTCATTTGCATATCGATGCATTTAAGCCAGAGTGGTTTTTGCAGTATTTTGAATCGAGATCATCACAAGTCGGAGCAAAGAAAGAAATTAAGTTTATGTCGGTTATTTTCAATTGGGCTAAGCTTCGCGGCTTATGCACGATAGAAAACCCGATCACAGGCACGACCAGGCAATACAAAGTTAAAGAGCATCGCGATATTCTTATCACGCATGATGAGTATAAAGCCGTACACGCCAAGGCAAAGCCGTTTATAAAAGATTTAATGGATTTACTGTATATGTCAGGCGCTCGACCTGATGAGGCTGTCAGCTTTCGTTTTGAGCATGATAAAGGTGATGAGCTTGTTTATCGAATGGGTAAGACCAACAAGATTAAGCGCGTACAGATTGGCCCTGATTTAAGGGCGCTTATTAATAAACGCAAAAAGCTACTTAAGGCGTGCAAAGTCACCATGATAAACCCGCCTATTCTTTTTGATGACAAGGGTAATAAGCTGTCATTAAATGGCACGATTAAATACTGGTTTGGTAAGGCGCGGGATGATGCAGCACTAAAAAGGCGCTGGCAATTAAAAGATATACGCCCGTATGCGGCAACAGAGCGATATAAAAAAGAAGGGATAGAAGCGACACGTAGACTGCTTGGACACTCAACAGAAGCACAAACGCGCAGCTATATAAGGGACTATTTAGGAGAAGAAACAGAGTCGCACGAAATGCAGAATAGTGGCATTATGGCGAAAGTAAAACGGGAGAATGGCGAAAGTAGTTAGTAGCTGCTATCAATGAAAGCATTGAATAAATGGTACGCCCGGCAGGACTCGAACCTGCTACCCTCGGCTTAGAAGGCCGATGCTCTATCCAGATGAGCTACGGGCGCATATGATTTTTACTAAGCGAGGACATAAGTTAAGAAGTGGTCGGGGCAGAGAGATTCGAACTCCCGACCCTCTGGTCCCAAACCAGATGCGCTACCAGACTGCGCTATGCCCCGACTTAATTCGAGAAGTCATCCCCGAAGAAGGCGAAATAATACGTGGTTAGAATTTAAGAGTCAATCACTGTTTTGATATTTTTTGCTGTTCGGCTCACATCATGCGATCATAGCCGCTTTTGCATAAGCGGGAATGATGAATGAGCGCAAAGATTATCGATGGCAAGGCAGTTGCAGCTGACCTGAAACAACAATTGAAATTAGCGACGGCAGAACGATTAGCAGAAGGAAAACGTCGTCCAGGTCTTGCGGTCATATTGATAGGCGCTAATCCAGCATCGCAGGTCTATGTAGGTAGCAAACGAAAAAGCTGTGAAGAAATTGGATTCAAATCTGAAGCCTATGATCTTCCAGAAACAGCGACCGAAGAAGAGTTACTCTCTCTGATTGATAAATTAAATCAAGATGACGATATAGATGGCATTCTGGTGCAGTTACCTTTGCCTCAACACATTTCTGCGGAAACGGTGATTGAACGAATCGCCCCACATAAAGACGTCGATGGCTTCCATCCATATAATATCGGCCGTCTTGCTCAACGTAATCCACAACTCAGACCTTGTACACCAAAGGGAGTGATTACCCTACTGCGCACCACTGGAGTCGATCTCAAAGGTCTCGAAGCTGTGGTAGTAGGTGCCTCTAATATAGTTGGTAGGCCTATGGCACTGGAATTATTATTGGCTGGCTGCACTACCACCGTTTGTCATCGCTGGACAAATAATCTGGAAGAACAAGTGCGTCGTGCTGACTTATTAGTGGTCGCCGTAGGTAAAGCGGGTTTCATTCCTGGTGAATGGATAAAACAAGGTGCCATCGTCATTGATGTCGGTATTAATCGCTTGGAAAATGGCAAACTCACGGGTGACGTAGAGTTTGAAAAAGCCAAAGAAAAAGCCAGTTGGATAACACCCGTACCGGGCGGTGTCGGTCCTATGACCGTGGCGACACTTCTGGAAAATACCTTATTTGCTGCAGAAACTTTGCACAAAGACTAG